TCAGTTGTGAGTTTGCTTGGAGCAACCACATTTTGCTGGCGCAAGATTGAGTAGTTGGCAATCGTGCCATCCCCATTGAGCATCAGCAATGCATCTGTTTCTTCAGTGCTGGTAGCTTTTCTTAACGCCAATTCAAGTGGATTGTTGATCAAATGGCTGGACAACAAACTGATTGATGTACTGACATAAGACAAAGTTGCATCGCTGTACAAGAACTCATTGAGTGCTTTGCCTTGTCGCTGGACATAGATGGTTCCAGACTGCAATGTCTGCACACGCATACCTTCACGGGAACCATTGCGGCTGACAGTCTTCACAAAGAAGTTGGTTGGCGTGATTGGATCAAGACCAGACTGCGGTACATAGAACTCGCCACCAGTCGTAAACACTTGCAAGTCACGACCACTGATGATGTCGGTAATTGTGTTCAAGCTGTTGGTGTCTAGCGTTGCCTCAATCGCATCATCGTCATAGACTTGATCAGGATTGAAATCAAAGAACTGGGCAACCTTACTTCCCCACACCGTTGATGGGCGAGACTTACTGCCACCAAAGTACAGACGACCTTCATGGAAAGTACAAGTACGAGGCCAACCTTTGGTTGAACTCCACACATCTTCATAGCCAGACTCATATTCCCATGATGCATTGGCAATGGCAGCAGTACTGAAAAATGGAATCTCAGTCACAGCACTTACTACAGTGGTGCTTGTAAATGCAACAATCCTTGCTCTGCCTTGTGGAGTGGCATTTACATACTGACCAACACTACCAGCAGAAAAGACCGCAGACGATGCAGTCAGTGTGATGGCTCCAGATGTTGCACTTGGTGTCAATGTGCCTGCTGGGTTGCTGTACGCAATGGTGAATGCGTATTTGGGTATGCCAATAAAACTGATATTGCTGACAGTCCATGTGGCATCAGTACCACCACGCACAATCTTGATCGGATTGATATCTTTATGGGTGATGATCAGCGTATCAGCAGATTGAGTCCAACACATGGTGGACAGAATTGAGCTTGTGACAGCAGTCACTGCCAGATATGGATTGCCTGAACCATTGATATTTGTGATCAATGTTCTGTCTTTGAATACATACATCCGCTGATTCACAAAGATCAGCATATAACTGTCGTCTACAGAGAACTCAAATGCAACGCTACGAGTGCCATTTTGTGGACTTGCTGCGCTGGGTATCTCCATCAAGTGTTTAAGCCCACCACGCCTGCGTACACCGCCTTGTGGCTGAACCAATACATTGGTCAGTGTCTCAGCGCCATTCTTGTATTGCTCAAGCTCAACCCTAGCCCTGAGCAAAGGGTCTAACTCCCCGCTCGAAAAGTTGGTTTGAATGGCAACAAGTCGAACCATTAGTTTCTCACTTCAATAAGGCTGAAGTCTTCAAATGACTGTGTTGTGTTTCCTTGTCCATCGACCACCATGGCTGTGCGAAAGTAGCCACCACGGTTGTTCTCACCAGGTGAGCCAACAGCAACTTGTTGCCAGTATTGTGTCTTGCTGACCTGATCTGTGATCGGATCTGCCAAATGCCATGCCATCATGTACTTGAGCAATTGCACAAAGTACGCTGGCATTTCGGATTCTGTGGGCGCAAACTGGTAATCAATGACCACAGTTGTTTCATTTGTCAAAAGCTTATCGCCTTGGATCACCCAATCATTGAATGTTCCAGCGCCAATAGCTGTACTGTTGTATGCCCGTCTGATTGCGCCAAGTCGGTCAGATGGCAGTTGATATTCGTATCGGTATTGATTGACAGGCGTGTTGATCGTCTGTGCAAGCTGGACTTTCTTAAAGCTGAAAGACCATGGGTATGACTGTAACGTGGAGAACTTGACACCAGGGTACAGGCGGTCACAAGTGTTTGATGCTGATGTGCCTTCGTTGAAAGAAGAGATTGCTTTGCCGCCCAGCATCAGCAAGGCATCAGAGCAAATACGAATGTCGGTATCACCAGCAGCCATTTGTCACCTCAGATGTAAGAATGGCCTGCCACCAGTTGTCCAGTAGCAGGCCGATCCATTTGATACTGTGATTAATCAGTATCGGTTGCGGTAACTGTCACACCGTCAGTGATGTCAACTACGCCAGAAGCGTTGCTGACCACATAAGCTGTGGACATTACAGGAGTACCACCAGTGGCGCTGTAGCAGAAAATGATGTCACCGACTTTCAACACTGAAGAAACAGAGTTGAAATAGCCAGAGACACGAATTACTGATTGAGCGTCAGTGGAAGCATAGCTATAAATAGCTGGTGCGTTGCCAGATTTAGACTGACCACCGATAGTGTTAAAGCCTGTTGCTGAGAATGCCATGATGTGTTCTCCTTATTCTGTACAAGTGATGTCAACACAACCATTAGCATCGATAGCGACAGCGCCAGCACTGAACATTGAGCTAACTAACCAAGAGGTTTTCTCTGGGATGTAGTTGATCTCACTGCGAATTGCCATGCTTTCAGCCATGCCGATTGCCATTTTGTGATAAGCATACACTTTGCGGGTAGAACCTGCACCACCACCAGTTAAACCACCTTCAGAGCGGTCGCCAATGACGTTAAAGGTAAAGCCCATAAAGCTGTTGATATCACCTTGAACCAATGCCTTCACGCTGTTGAAGTCGCTACTGGTAACAGCAGTCTCAGACAACAAGCTAGACAATTGAGAAGCGTGAATCAGGATAAAGCGATCTTCTGCTGGCACATTTGCAGTGTTAAGCAAACGTGAAGCTTCACGCAATTTAGCCATATTCAAGTTTGTACCAGCGCCACCGATGCTGGTAGCAACTGTCAAGCTGGTGCTAGACGCTGCAAGTGCATCAATGATCATCTGATCAGATCTACGACCAATTGCTTTACCAACAACCTGAACCAACTCTTGACGTTCATCAAAGTTGACTTTGGCTTGGTTAAAGATATCGCTGTATTCAGCAGCAATGTAGTCGGTCAGTGTGACTGTGGCTTGTGAGTAAGACACATTCAAAGGAGTTACATCAGTCTGAGGAACTCGGACTTGTGCAACACCAGCACCAATTTTGGGGAACTTGTGAGTGGACGCAGTGACACCAGTACGCAGACGGACAGTGTTACGCAAGACAGCATCGGCTTGATATGCTTGCTTCACTTCCGTGTCGAATAGCGTCACAAAAGCGTTAGAAATGCTAATCGCCATTTGTTTCTCCTAGAAACGGTTGATGAAAAAATTTATCGCCAACGGTTGTCCAGAAGAATTCTGGGCCTAGACTTGTGTGTTACCCCCACACCAGGGAGCAGACTACTGCCGTCATGGGCCTTGCGGTTGTCCATGATTACATTATAGAACACACTTTCTAAGGGTTGTCAACTCTTTTTAGACATAGTCTCCCCAAGGGTGGTAGCCAAGGCTATCCAACCCTCTCCCGCAGGGAGCATATATTCATGCTCTAGCCAGAGTACCCATGAGGCAGCGATTCATCCAACACTGACTTGTCCCACCCATGTATCAGTGTTTACCCTAGTCCCTCGCTGACAGGCTAGTAGGGTTATCTTGGGGGGGTGTTCGCCAAGCCCTGTGTTTTCTTCCAAGCAGTCCATGCAGACCCACTGGTATCGTCTGGAGTACGGATGTAATCGCACAAATAAAAAAGCCGCTTACTACTGCATTTGGGTAGCTCCCCCTGAGAACTCCCAGAGGCCAAACGCATGAGTAAACGGCTTTAAATCTGTTGTGAGCTACTACAACGATTTGGATTATACATAAAAAAAGCCCCCACGCAAGTGAGGGCTAAAACTTCCTTTGGAGACGTTAGCAACTGCTTGCCAACACCTCAACCATACATCTTTTCAAAGAGCTTTTCAACCTTTGCCCTAAATGCTGGGTCTTTCTTGTACTTGGGATCAGCAACCATAGAGTCCAATTCCTCTTTAGACACAGTGCCTTCAGGGTCTGCTTTAAGGGTTTCTACTGGTACTCTGCCCTCATATGTCTCTCTCAGCTTGGACAAGGCTTTGATGCCTTTGGCAGTGTCCCCCCAGCGGGTAAACTCCTTGAACTCATCCTCACTCCAGATACCCTTGCTGACCATCCCACGACCCCATGTAGCCATGTTAGAGATGATTGCCTTGGCATTGGGGCCAAGTGCTTCCAATTCTTGTTCCATAGACTGTCTGGCAAGTGCTTCTTGATCACCAGAGATAGTGGTTACTTCTCTTGCAAGATCTTCAAAGGCTTGCTGAGAGATGCCGTACTTCTGCGCCCAGCTGGTGTAAGCCTGTGCCACTGGGTCATCTTCTGCCAGACCAGCCGCTTGTAGGTTGTATTTGCCGTCTTCTGGGGGCTTGTGTGTGCCAGAGCGGAACTTCTTCTCTAGTTCCACATAAGACTTGCTGATGCCTTCCAGATCAGGTTCTGCCTTGTCTTTGTTCCAAAACTTCTCAGGCCAAAAGTCTGGACGCTCCAAAGGTTCATCATCCTGAGCAGTAGGATCGCCTTGAATATGATTTATTGCTGGCTCTTGGCCCTCGGTTGTCTGCTGTGGAGGTGCTTGTGTTGCAGCAGCTTCCAGCAGGCCAGGGTTGTCATTTGCTTCGCTCATTGGTTCTTTGCCTTTCGTATGCGGTTTTCAATATCTCGGATCACACTGTTTTGTCCTTCTCGGAACGCACCCAGCGATTGATCCGCACCAGGTTGCCAGCATGGTTGCTCAAGATAGAACTCTCGTAGCCATGCCAACACCTTCTGTCCCTCATCAGTGGCAAACGCTTTTGCCATCTGGAGGTTTAAATCAACACCAGCCTGATCAGGTTCAAATGGTGCTGATTCATTTTCTAAGTCTTCCCATCCACTCAAGCCATTGCTCCTTGTAATGCTGGCGCTGCGCCACCTTCAGCAGGTAATGCTTGTTGTGCCATCTGAGCCATCTGTTGCATCATTGCATTGCGCTCTTCTGCACTGGTTCTGACTGCGGCTGGTACACCCAGCTTGTCAGCAATGTAGTCAATTGCCGCACCAGCCTTAATTGCCATCTGACCTTCTGGGCCAAGTCCCTGAGCAATCTGCATGAACTGAACAATGTTGTTGATCTCATCCAGATTCTGAGCCATTGCCAATGGGCTGACTGGGCTGACCTTGACTTCCAAGCCATTGACTTTCAAAGGCAGATCAATGATGCCATCACGATCCATGACTTCCAAGATCTTGGTCACCAGCGGAATCATGGTTTCATTGACCAATCGACCAAAGGCAGATCCTAAGTTCTGAGCCAGTTCCTTCATGCGCTCGACCACCTCTGTGGCTGATCTAGCACTCATGTTGTCAGGCGGCAAGCTCTCATCCAGCAATGTGCGCTTGATAGATGCCACCAAGTCAGTAATCACAATCTGCGTGACATTAAAGTCGCCAGCACGGGGTAAAGGCTTGAGCGCCTCACCCTGTGGCCCACCATTTCTAGCGACTGGAATGATTGCACCAGGCACAATCTTCACATTGGCGGGGTTCAATACACCATCGTCTGCCGCTGTATACACGCCAGTGATTGCAAGGCTGGCATTCTTGAGCAGCAGTTCCTTGGTCTTGTTCAGCGTCTTGATATCTGGCAATGCAGTCAGCACTGGCCCACGACCATAGATCTCGCCAGCAACCTTCATGTATCGGCTGACCACCCATGGGCTGGACTTCAACTTGCGGTAGACAAGCTCTTGTTTGCTTTTCTTGTCAATCACATAGTAGCTGTAGTCACCACGATCAATGTTCAGAATGGTGGCTTCCACAAGGTCAACCTCTTCTGTGGGCTTGTCGCTGATGCGCTGCTGTAGATCGACTGGGATCTTGGCATCTTTCCACTGCAACTGGATGGACTCACCCTTGATCCTCATATTGCGGTAGACATTGTCAACTTGACCATTTGCGCCTTCTTCAAAACTGACCAAGTACTGAGGGACAGGAATGAAGTTAATGGGCGATGTCGCATCACCTGGTTGCACCAGCATAACCGCTGTACCCACAGACAAGTCCAGCAAGAACTCACCCATGGCAATGTCAAAGTTGGATTGCTTCAAGACAGCAAATAGCTTCTCGTTGTACAGATCCAGCACACGCTGGGCTTCTGACCTACGGTTGACGGGTATGTCAGTGCCAGGTTCCAATCGACACCATTTGCGCTGTGGCGGGAAGATGCCAGACTGAAGTCTGTTGGCAAATCGCTGGGTAGAGTTGATGGCGGTCGAGTCAAAGACACGACTCATCTTCTTTTTGCCACCGACACGCCCTTCATACTCGCCACCATACAGGTTGCGTTGCGGCAGTGCAAACTCCATTGCGTCTTCATACAAAGACTTGAAGTCATCCTTTTTGTTCTGAGCAATCTTTTGCCGTTCAAGGACTTGCTCTACGCTCATTTTTGCCATATCAATCCTTCTTGCTTGCTTGGTATCTTTTCAAAATAGCCCGACCTTTTGCCGCTAGTCTGGCAGCGGCTTGTTGTGTTTTTGGTACTGGCTCACCCCATGCATTTGCAGCCAACGCAAGTCTTGTTGGCTTGCCTTTTTTGTCCACCAATGGGCCACTTGGATTGGTGTAAAAGCGTGTTAAGAAGGATCCTTTGCGTCTGGCATCTTGCCCTGTTGGGTTGGATGCTTTGACACCAGGCTTTAAGTCTTTGCTTTCGCCAGAGCGTTCAAATTTACGCCTACCAGCTTCTGTCAGACCGCCTTCAGGATCTTTGTACTTACTCATTTCTTTCTCGCAGCATTCA